GAGTAGTAATGCCTCTGTCTTCAAGATTTCTGCCCACACCTATTGTGTCAATACCTAAAGTATCTTGATATACCTGAAGACGCAAACCTTCACTCTGGACAAGCTGTTTGATTAAGTGTGTACGAATATATTTCATTTACTGCCCCTTGATTCTCTACCTAGATAGATACCATACACACCTGTCATGACACCCATTATAACAGATACGAATGCTGACTGTTGTGTTGTAGGGTCTTCTAAATTCATAAACCATTCTGCACAACGCCACGACATTGCAACAGAAGCAATCATAGTTAGTTTGGCTGTAACATTAAATTGCAGCCATCGTTTCCACCAATCAACCATTATTTTTTCTTCTCAATAAAATTGAAGGACGCAATTTTTTACGTATAGCTGCTCTTGCTTTTTGTGATGTACTGTTTGCAGGAGTTGGTTTACGTCTAATTGTTCCCAAAGCTAATCTTCTTTGTGAACTCATTAACACTTTTTTATTTATCATTATTTATTTTTTCCGAAGAATTTAGTTGCGCTACGAACTCCAAAAGAAGCGGCAACGATAACTCCCAAGGAATATTGATACCACTCAGGCATCTTGTTGAGTTGTTCAAATCCATTTTGCACTACACCTTCCATGCCGGGTATGAAGGCTAATATTAACGGAATACTAAATAAAATTACCAGCCACTCGTCTTTCCAACTTGATGATGAAGCACGAGCCATCTCCAAGTCCCAATCAATTTCACCCGTAGCTTTTTTCTGCATCACCACAGCTTCAGCTTGGGCCTTTGCTACTTTAGTAGCTGACTGTGCTTTCTTTTCTTCTACCTTGCCCTCAAGCCACGTAGAAGCAATATTACTTATCGGTCCTATCAGTGCAGCTAACATTATGCACCCCTTCTGAATTTAGCGGTTTTCTTTGATATCGCTTTAGGCTGTCTGACGAACTGCTTACCAGCACGAGTTCCTTTTCTTTTAGCACGGGTTGTTGCTGCATACTCTTGCGGGGATAACGCTTTGATAGCTGCTGTCGGTAAATACCGTTCACCAGTTTCACTGGACGGTTTGCCACTTTTGGTTCTCCACTTCTGCTTACCCCAATCTTTTAAACTCTTTTGAGATTTTTTAAGTGCCATCATAAACCTTTCAGATAAAATGCCCATGCAACTAAAATAGCAAAACCAAATAAACCTATTATGCCAAGTATAGCTATTGTGCTTATCTCAATCCATTTTTGCATTTTACGTCTACGTGCCTCTGCTGCAGCTAGTCTATCCTTACGTGCCTGTGCTTGAAATTTTATCCAATCAAACCAAAGTCCGGGTCTGCCTGTATATATCATAAGCTGCTTTAATTCTTCTTCTTGCTGTTTTAATTTTTCAAGATGCATAAACTCCTCTAAGTCTGCACCACCAGCACCCCGTCTTTTCTTTTCACCTCTTCTGCGTAAATCTTCAGTAGCATTTACATACTTACCTACTTGTGAAGCAACATCAGCAATTTCTTTACCATTTTTAATTGCTGTCTTGATGGCGGCAAATGCTGCATTAGCTGCAAGTATTTCTGCTAACATTTGCTACTCCACAATTTTTACGATATAAGTTTTACCGTCTGGTCCTTTGTCTATTTCAACTGTTTTATTTTCACAAGAATATCGCACAGTTCCAGTATCTTTATACAAGTTTCTTTCTATTGTACGTTTTGCTTTTAAGCATTTAGATATTTGCTCAAATGGTGTATGCTCTGCAACATGCCCTGAAAGATATAATATTAATGTTATTGTTTCAGTGACCATTTGTCATTTTCTCGATACGTGTTTCTATAGCAGCAATACGCTTTTCATAGAACTCCAATGTTAATTTTTGCTGTTGGTCATGTGGCGCACGACCTTCATCTATTTGTGATGTTAATTCATCTAACTGGTCAGCGAGGTGTTCTATTAACATAAACTGCTCAGAGTCAGCAGGTAGACTTCCCATTTCACCACGAGGCCACTTAATACGAAACTCTGTGTTGTGGTCTACATTAGACTTCATCATAGTGATGTTAGTCTCTATAGTATTAAGCCGTTCTATAATACCAAAGTATGCCCATGTTGCAAGTGATGCTGCAGCAACCATACTGATGATGTTGCGAAGGGGTAGTGCAACTTCTGTATTCTCGTTTAGTTTTGCAGCCATCTATAGGTCAAGCCTTTCGGGTCTTGTACCCACCACCAGCTTTTTTATAAGCCACCGCAAGCATTTGGGCTTTTCTTGCCGACCACTGACCCGGCTTACCGCCCTTTGAACCAGCTTTAATCCTGTTAAATAAACGCTTACGTAACTCAGGTTTTGTGTAGTTACCAGCTTCGTTAACCCTGCTTTTAGGTTTCTTTGGTGCTTTACGAGCCATTGTTATTCCGATCTAACCAAAGTACGTTTTAGGTTTGTTACGTTTATTAACATTCTTTTTATGTACTCCGGGTCTACGTTTGGGTCTTTTCTTTTCTAATTTATCCGTAGCGTAAAACTTAGCCATCTCTACTATCCCAATACGGTGTTCCGTAGTCGTGAAGTATTTCTTCCCCCGCCTTTATATCTTTTGTGGCAAAGAATGTGATATACTCTTGATTATCATCGTCTATGGTCCACTCTGCATTTGGAGTATCACTATGATTATATATCATTCCCAAACCTAAAGGTATTAAAAAATCTTCGTCATCTTCATACGGAGAGTAAAACATATAGTCATGTAATACACACGTATCTGAAAAGTCATCTTTGTCAGCAACCAGATAAGGACATAACTCAATTACATCATCTTGAGAAATATCCTTATCTGTAAATACGCCTAGTCCATGTATGCTAGAATTAGCAACATATATCATTACTTCTTCTTTTTAGCCATTCCACCACGCATCATTTTTTTCTTTTTGGACATCTTAGCCATGCCACCGCCCATCATTTTCTTTTTCATCATGCCACCACCACGCATACGCTTGGTCATGCCACCGCCACGCATTTTTTTCTTAGCCATTTTAGCTTTGCCATGCATTGCCATTTCTTAGTCTCCTTCTGTCAACTACCAGTGACTCATATGTATCTTTAGGAAAGTGCTGGTAGTATCCAGACTTTTCCAAACTAAGTGAAGCATCATCAAGTAATGATAACCTCTGTACAAAGACCATGCAATAAACTAACTCATCGTCTGTTACATCATCTTCAGTTAAAAAATCCAGACCAGCTTCTCTTGCATCATAATCTGGATGAAACACCATCAGGTGCATATCTTGACCGACAATAGACATGGCTTCATTTACGCCATCACACCATCCATCAAGATATTCCATGTCGAGCAAATATTCAGATGCCCAAATAACTATATCATACTTGTGATTGTCAAAGTCAGCAACTTCTTTTGTGAGACCATCTAATCCAGTATTGATAGTAAACTTAACTTGGTCTTGAAGCCATGCTTGTTTTGCATACGGACATGGGGGTAATCCGTTTAGCATTTTATTTGGAACTTCAAGAAAGTCGTGCGACCACTTACGAATGTCAGCTTCTACGGGATGCACGTGTCTTCTTCTTTTGCGCTTCTATAAAACGTCTGTATACATTAGCTGCTGCTATCTTACCCGCAACTCTAGCACGTTGCTCCATAGCTATAGCAGCCTGTGTCTTATGATTGTGACTTCTGTTAGATGCCTTTATCCTGCGTACAGATGCCTGTGCATCTTTTACGGTAGCAAACTTCAGACCCTTGATTGTACCTTTTGGGTCTTCGTCTGTGTACAGGTCACTATGCTTTTTAGACTTTGCGGGTTGGCCTTTTTTTCTTGGTACTCTTGCGACCATTCTTTTTCTCATATCCAGCAGTTGATAGTGCTATAGCTACAGCTTGTTTCTGAGGTCTGCCCTCTTTCACTAGCTTGCTAATATTTTTACTAACGACTTTTTTGCTTTTTCCTTTTTTTAGCGGCACTAGGTAATAATCCTTTATTTACTGCTCTAGCACGTTCACTAAAGCCTAGCTTTTGACCTGAACGTATCTTACGTTTTATGGTGGATACTTTGGCTACCATCAAGACTTCTTTAAAATTTTAGCCACTACATCAGGACGTTCTTTTTGTAACGCACGTAAACCGGGATTTAGTTTATCTGTAACAGACCCACCGCCAGCATACATGTGCTGCTTTTTATTTGCCATACCGCCCTTCATCATCTTGGCTTTGCCTTTACCCTTTGGTATCTCTACCATGCCTATGCTAATAGAAATAGCTGGCACTTTCTTTTTTCCCTTTTTTCCTTTTTGACCTGACAGACCACCTGCATTCATATTTTCAGCATCTGTCGTAGCTGCCATTTCACCACGAATAGCACCATAGGTATCAGGATATTTTTCTCTTAGTTCTTTTTGAACTCTACCTGCTTCTTTTACTTGGTCAGGTGTGGCGTTAGGGTCACGTGCCACTCTTACCGCCTCTTGAAGTTTTGCTCTTTCACCTATGTTCATAGCTACCTCTTTACTACGTATGTCTTGCCACCAATGTTCCGCAGCTTTTCTTTTTTCTTATCATAAGAACCTTGGAACTTACGTAATGCTCCTGCTGGTAAACTAGATATGCCTTTTATTTGATCGCCACGTTTGTCAAATTTATCTTTAGGTTTACGCTTTGGTGTTGGTGCTACTTTCTTTTTACCCGGAGTTGCTTTAGAAGCAAAACCTTTGCGTGGGTCACCACCACGTCTGCCTGATGAACCAGCTACAGTGTTACCCTCACTTATACCTGTCACTTTCTTTTTAAATTGCCTACCCGGACCACCTTCTTTTGCTTTGGATGTAAAGGCTTGGGCTTTTTTCTGACCTCTAGGAGCAAGTGCTGCTGTTCCTGCTGCTAATGCTGTCGCACCTGCTAATAATTTATCAGAAGTTTTTATCTTACTAGATTTTGCGGGTGGCTTTTGTTTAATTTTTGTTCTTGTAATTACCATACCCGAATCTTTTTTAGCTGCGGGTTTTTTAGACGCAGGTTTTTTGGACGCAGGTTTTTTAGCTGCAACCTTTGGTTCACCTTTTAACGGTTTACGTTCTGCTTTAACACCTGTTTTAGGTTTAGCTTTAGTAGCTGTTCGACTACCTACTTTTATCTCACCTGCCTTTTGTCTTAAAGCAGAGGTAGGTTTTGCATTTTTAATTTGTGTCGTTGTAGGCTTTGCAATTTTTTTGCCACCCAACTGACGAACCATCTGCATAATTCTAGGTGCTACTTTACCAGCAGTAACTGCTGCTCTTACTGTACCAACACCCGGAATAGCAAATAGCATTAGATTAGCAGCAGCTTTTTCTAATGTGCTGGCTTCACCTTTACGTTTACCAGACGTACGTGGTTTATTTCTACCTGTTTTAGCCATTAGTATTTTCCTTTACGAGACTTTGGTGATGACTTTGTGCTACCACCTGCACCACCCCATAATGTTCTACACGCCCAATAACGTGCGCTAAGTTTGTCCGTAGCTGTGTCACATTTGTGTCTCGCACGGAACGACTTTCGGGCTGCAGCACTATAGTTGTGACCATAGCCTGTAGCACCAAAATGAATTAGCCTAATCTTATCCCCAACTTTAGCAAGTACCATTTTCTTTTTACCGGGGCGATTAGACTTAATAGGTTTATTGTAGCCGGGAAACTTTATCCCACGATACTCGACTGCCATTACGTATGTGTCTTCTCTACAAGATTATCTGGATGTACACAACTTGTCATTTTAAATATCATAGGCATTTGGAATGAAACCCAAACACCTATTAAGTTTTCTGCCATTTCACTGATACGTGCTTTGCACTTATCCTCTGTATCATATGGCCCACGATTATCTACAATTGTCATGCACATGTCTGCACTAGCAATATGACACGCAACTATTACTGCTGTAAAACTCATTGTTCCTTTGGTTCTTTCCACCCCTCTGCTCTCATAGCATCTTCTACATGCTTCAATGTAAATGAACGTCCGTAGTGTGCCTCTACTGCCTGACGCACATAGAAGACATCACTGTGAGGGATATGCAAGCGGTCTAATGAGTTAGTACGTACAGCTTTGTAAAATGCATCAAGTACATTGTCTGTGTATAGTTTTACTGATTTTTTAGCCATTGTCAAGGACTTTTTTATAAACACGTAGAATAACATGCTTTAGATTCACTTGTAGTGTTCATTTAAGTGTATTTAACAAGATAATATTAAATAGTTTTAAGTGATACACTTTAAGTGTTATTTAGTTATACTATAATTATACTCAAAATGCACCCAACTGTCAAGCCCTTATTTCTGTATTTAACATCTTTTTGTTCAGATAGTGTTGCATAGTTCACACACCCCCTCCTATTCTGCACATTATTTGTGCAACTAGCTATCTATAAGAGTGACAGTTACCCTTGTGGTTAACACTTAATTTTCCTAATCTGTGTATTTATGTGTATACGTAACGGTACGGGGTGGGGCGGCATCCTGCCATGCCGTTGCAGCGACACAATTTTTTTATTTCCCGCCAAAAACTGCCAAAAATCAGCAGAAACAAAAAGAAAAAAGCAATTAAAACAAACAAATAGCTTTAAATCGTTAACTGATACCATATGAATTTGCGCCCGGTCAGACATAAAGAAGGTTAAGAAAGTTAGCACAGACTAACTTTATAAGTAACGGTGCATAAGTTTAGTACACACTACCCCTACCTATCGACACTATATTATATACACGTAAAGCGTTCTTGTTTTGTTCTTATTATCTGGCTAGCTACTACAACATATGAGAACGAAACAGAAACGAAATAGAAACTAAAACAGAACACCTCAAACCTTGTAAAAAAATATCAAGTAAAAACAGTGTTTTACATTTTCTGCTTTACTTCTGTTTTTGTCTGGTGTTAATCTTTAATCATCAAGTGAACGCACTGTAAACCAGACAAAGCTTGATGAGGACAAAAGAGAGAGCATAAGCACTACGGTAACCTTGCTAGTCCATTAAAGATTAAAGAGTGCCTGTAATCTAAGTAAACAGGCTATGCGAAGAAAGGTTAGGGTGTACCTATTCTTAGCAGATGACTAAACACCCACGACATAAAAGGGCGTGCCATATGCCTCAAGACAAAGTGGCGCAAGCGTGGAGAACAGCACTGCTAGAGGTGCGGCTTGGATAAAACCCACTGCTGTCTTGTCTCACTATGGGATTGACACCCCAAAACTGAGTTCACACGCGAAATAACGTGGGGGCAGTATAAAGACACGAACC